CTCATCAATCATCCACAATCTGAGGAGAGAGGGATATTCAATCACGTCAATTCCAATGACCAGAGTGAACAGATTTGGAAACTCTGTGACAATAGCAAAATATAAATATCTAAAACCTCAGACACATGGCAACAATTAAGAAAACACCAGCAAAGAAAAAAACAGCCACAGCTCCAGACAATCTCTGGAAAGCTTTGGGGAGGTTTCAGATGAAAATGCCCATCCTCCATCAAGGAGCAAAAGCTCACTCATATACTTACACAGATTTGAAGACCATAGTTGAGACAGCTGTTCCCATTGCATATGATGAGGGACTTGTTTTCAGTTTTAAACTTCAAGGGACTGGACTTCTCACCAGATTGATTCACATGGAGACTGGAGAGATTGATGAGAGCTTTGTTGAGCTTCCTCAAGTGGAACTCAGAGGGATGAATCATCCTCAGTCAATGGGTGCGATTATAACCTATTTCAAAAGATACTCCATTTCATGTCTTCTGAATTTAGTGGATTCATCTGACATTGATGCTGGGGGAGAGGCTAAGATGGTCAAAAAACCAAATCCACAAAAGACAAAGAAAATCATCTCTGATGTGGTCTTTGAGAAGTTTCTGGAAAACAGAGGAAAGGTTCTGGAGACAAATGGTGAAGACCTTTTGATTGATGACTCATGGCTCCTTTCAAGATATGCTTTGAATCCAACTCAACAGCAAAGACTCAAGGAGGTTCAGAATGGATAATTTTAAACCATCAGACAAGTGGTTTGTCAGAGCTTCCTCAATGGGAGCTTTGATGTCCACTTCCAGAACAAAGGGGGAGACCTTTGGAGCAACAGCCAGAGAGGTGATTTCTGATGCCATCAGATGGAACAGAGATGGAACAGAGAAAGACATTGACATGAAATGGATGAGGAAAGGGATTCAGAATGAGTCTCAAGCTTTGGAGATGCTCTTGAATCATGAGAAGATTCATTTTCACAAAGATGATGATGGATTTATTATCACTAACAAAAAGAGGAGGTTTAATGATTTCATTCAAGGGGAGCCAGACTGGGATGATAAGAATCTTCTTGCAGATGTAAAATGTAGCTGGACAGCTTCCAGTTTTCCAGACAAACTCAAGAAGCCATCTGAAGACCTAAAAAAAATAAATAAAGCATATTTTTACCAGATGCAATGTTATCTCTGGTTATGTCATAAGGAGACAAGTCTTCTGGCTTATTGCCTCACAGACACTCCAGATGATTTGTTTGAGAATGAAGTGAGATGGAAGTCTGAGAGAAAAATGGGAGAGCCAGAGAGCTTGAACATGGATATGAGTGAAGTTGAGCAAGAAGTCAGAGAGAAGCTGGGAAAGGTCATGAAGTTTGGTCAAGTAAAAAACAGAATAAGAATCTTCAGAGTGGACAGAGATGAGAATGCCATTGAGGAAATGAAAGAGAGAATCATTGAGGCTCGGAAAGTATATGATGAATTTTATCATGAAATTTAATAACGTAAATAATAAAAACAACTAATATGTCGCAAAAAGTAGAGGGAGCAAAAGTTCTCAAAGTAATGGAGGAGACAATCATCTCCGAAAAGTTTAAATTCAAAAACGTGATTCTGGAATGTGGGAGTGATGAATATTCTCAGCCAGTCCAATTCAGACTGGTCAATGACAAAATCTCTGAGATTAATATCAAAGAGGGTGATGTGATTGATGCTTCCTACAATTTAAAAGGAAGAGCATGGGAAAACAAAGAGGGTGAAGTGAAATTTTTTAACAATCTGGACATCTGGTCTGTGGATGTAAAAGAGAGAAATGGCTCATCTGATGTGAAAGCTGAAGAGGAAAGTGATTTCCCATTTTAAATCTTAGAACATATGACATCCAAAGATTTATCAAACATAAACCAGCTCACCAGAGAAATGATTGAGAAGTACATGACAAAGAATGACATGACTCTCAGTGAGTTCTCAAGGAAAGCTCAATGTCATCAGAGCCAGATTCATCTGTATTTGATGGGAGACAGACATGGAGTCCAGAAAGGACTTCACTCATCCACTCTGGAGAAGATTGGAAAACTATTGAGCAAATAATCACACACAGCTCTCTCAGAAATGGGAGAGCTTTTTTTTTATCCTTAACTTTGCAATATGAGACAGATAATTTTTACCGAGTTTGACATGATTGTTTCATCAAATATCTCAGACCTATTCCAGTGGTTTGGAGTTGATGAGATTCATGGACTCATGAAATCTGATGCAATTCAAAAAGACATTCAGTCAATGGTTCACTATCATCCAAATGACACCAGTGCATCCTTGACATATAAACCATTTATTTATTTCAATACTCATCACCTCAGCAACATTCCAATTCATGAAACCTCCATGATAATATTTGAAGCCACTCAGAGACTCTCTGAGATACTTTGTGAGGGTTACACAGAGACAGAAACCAGAGAAGTGAGTTCATTCACTCAGAGCCTCTGTTTGAACATTATGGATGAGCTTAAATTTCCAGATGTCTATCACAGAATATGAAAGTGAATCTCCAATATACAGAAAGAGGATATCCATCAAAATGGACAATCAAAATCCTCTGGAAAATATATGGGATAGAAACTGAGAAATTTGTCTTTAATGCTGAGTTTGGAGACAAGAGAGCTGGATTCCTCTGGAAAGCTCACAGCATTGATGAGAGGGTTCAAGAGTGGATTGTCTTTGCTGAGAATCATGGAGTCAAGTTCAAAAGAATCAAGATGGATGGAGTCATTCATTCAGTCTGGTTTGACAAAAAAGACTAACTTTGCAAAATAGGTTTATAATCTGTCAGTGAGTTTCAAGTCAGACCTTTCCTCCTATGTGTCTGACCTCACTGGCTTATAAAATTGAAACATGAAAAAAAAGCTTTTAAGATTCATCAGCTGGTTTTTACTTCCAGTTTTTTTCGTCATTTTTATCATTGACAGATTTGTCACAGCTCCCCTTTTTTGGTCAAGATGGAAGACACTCAATGAGTGGTTCATCAATGCTGAATCAATGGCTTATTCACTCATCAGAGTTGTGATTTCTTTGTCCATTTTTGGACTCATCAGAATCTGGATGTGATAGGTTTTTGATGCGTTATTTGTAACAAAAAACACTAAAATCATATATTTTCTTTAAATCGTCATAGATGCCCTTTTTATGCGATTTAAGACACTTTGACTCTTCTCTGGTGTAATACCATTAAAAACCAGAGATATGAAAAAATCCAGTAATGGCAAGGCTTACAGAGGGACAATTCACAGCCGAAAAAATCAAACAAAATTAAAATTCATTTTAAATCCTTAACTTTACAGAAAGGAAAAACCATGAAGAGCTTTCACTTCATCAATGAGTACAATGAGGAAAATCTGGACACTGACAGAGTGATTCAGTTCATCATTGAAAACTCCAAATCATTGGATGAAATCTGGTATGTGAAAACAAAACTGGAGGAGCATCTGGATGACCTATCTGACAAGAATCAAAATCTCAAAGATAAGATGTGGCTCCATGAGTTTAGAAAAAAAATGAGACTAAAATGAAAGCCAGTAAACTTTTGACAGAAAGACAAAAAAGAATTCAGTGGGGTGAATACATCCAATTGAACATGAGAAAAAAGGGAATCAATTTTGAAAAGTTCCTCACTTACACTTTCAAACTTAGTCAATGAAAATCCTATCAGACAAAACAATCCCAAAGCTTCCAGAGATAGGTCTGGAATTTTGGTGCTGGATGATTCTCATCACTTATGTGGTTTGGTGTGTCTGGTATATTAAAAAAAGATTAAATGAGTAGAAAACCATTCAACATCCCAGAACTCATCCAGATGAGTCTTAAAGCCATCAAGAAACATGAGCTTGTCTTCATGTATGATGTCATAACATATCTCCCATGTTCAAAGTCTCTGTTCTATGAAAAGAATCTGGATAAGCTGGAAGACATAAAAGAAGCTTTAGCAGACAATAAGTCAAAAATCAAACAGAAGCTGAGAAGTAAATGGGGGGAGAGTAATGCTCCAGCTCTTCAGTTAGCTTATTACAAACTACTTGCTGAGGATGTGGAAAGGAAAGCTTTGTCCACTACTTACATGGAGACCAAACAGAAACACCAGACAGAAGATTTGTCCAAGTTCACAGATGCTGAGCTTCTGGACATGATGAAACCAGAAACCAATGAAGAGCAAGAGACAGATTCTGAATGAGCTTTCCAGAAGAAACTTCTGGATATTTTGTAATAATTATGACAGAGAGTTCTTTGCTTCCAGACCATTCCTCAAACAAGTGGCTGAGGCTTTCCAGAGAGTTGAATCTGGAGAGCTGAAGAGTCTTTCTGTCTCCATGCCTCCAAGAGCTGGGAAGAGCTACATCACAACTCTCTTCTGTGCGTGGATTCTGGGGAAGCATCCAGAGGAGTCTGTCATGAGAAACACTTGCACAGCCACTCTGTATCTAAAATTCAGCTATGACACCAGAGCTGTTCTGAGGTCTGACATATTTGCTGAGGTCTTTCCAGATGTCCAGCTAAGTGATGACAAAAAGAACCTACAAGGATGGAACCTTTCAACAGCCAGACAAGTCTCCTATTTTGGAGCTGGAGTGGGGGGAACCATCATAGGATTTGGAGCTTCAAAGGTTGCCATCACTGATGACCTTTACAGAGGGATTGAGGATGCAATGTCAGACACTACAAATGAAAGAATCCATCAATGGAAGCAATCCACTCATGACTCAAGATTTGAATCTGGATGCTCAAGGATTGACATTGGAACCAGATGGAGCTTGAGGGATGTCATAGGCTCTCAGATTGAATCAAAGGTATATGAAGACACAATCACCATCCCAGCTCTCAAAAGCTCTGGAGAGAGCTTCTGTGAGGCTGTCATGACCACTGATGAATACATTGCAAAAAAGAAACAAACAGCTCCAGAGATTTGGTCAGCTGAATATCAACAGACTCCAGTGGACATTGGTGGGAGGTTGTTCAGAGACATGGAGTTCATTTCATCAGAGGATTTCAATCAACTCAAATCCAGTCAAAAGCTTGAGGGATGTATTGCCTATATTGATGTCGCTGACATGGGAAAAGACTTCACAGCAATGGCTGTGCTGGGAGTGATTGATGGAGAGTTTTATCTGGTTGATTATGTTTACAACAGAGAGAACACTGATGTCTCTCTTCCAATATGTGCTGGGATGCTGGAGAAGTGGGGTGTGTCTTATTGTCGGGTTGAATCCAATAACATGGGAGCAATGTTCTCCAGACACCTCCAGAGGATGACAAAGACAAAGATTCTCATGGTAAACAACACAACAAACAAAGACACCAGAATCATCATGCAGTCAGCTTTCCTCCAGAACTCTGTCAAGTATGTGAAGAGAGATTCTCAAGATTGTTCCTTATTCATTGAGTCTGTGATGTCCTATTCAAAGGATGGGAAAAACAAGAATGATGATGCTCCAGATTGTTTGGCTGGTCTAAGCATATTCACTCAGTCAATGTTTAGGAAGCTCATTGAATCGTAACCTATATTTTTTATTCTCACTAACTTTGTGAGATGAAAAACATCATGAATGGCAAATAATTTTCTGACCAATTTTTTTGGTTTAAACTCATCCAATGATTATCTGGAGAGATTCATCAGTCAAGTGGGAGGGAGACTTCCTCATCAAGCTCAAATCTGGGGAAAGAAAGAAGCTGTCTGGGTTGATACAAATGACAGCTGGAGGCTCTTCATTGAGATTCCAGAACTCAGAGCTGTGATTGACAAGAGAGCTTCCATGATGGCATCAAATATCCCATGTCTATACACTAAGGATGGAGACAAGGTTGAGAGTCACTGGATTATTGATTTGATTGAGACTCCCAATGCTGTCCAGAGCTGGTCTGATGTTGTTTACTCTTTGAGTGTTCAAGATGCTCTTTACTCCAATTCATTTGCATATACTCCCAAGAGGAGCTTTGACATTAGAAATCTCATTGTCCCTCTTCCAGCTGATAAGGTTGAAATCTGGCTCTCTGGAAAGAAGCTCAAACAGATGGACTCTGAAGACCTCATTACAAAATTCAAATTCAGATATGATGATGATTCATCTGAGATGATTGACTGGACTGATATGCTTTACTTAAACACAAATGATGGAATGAACATAATCAAACCTATCTCCAGAGTGGACTCCTTAAAATATCCACTGAGTAATCTCAAGGCTCAATATCATAAAAGAAATGTATTGCTTGAGAACATTGGAGCCATTGGGATTCTCTCAACTCAGTCCAATGACATGGGGGGAGCCATTCCAATGACTCCAGAGGAGAAAAAAACTATCCAAAAAGATTGGTATAAAAGGAGCAAGGATGAACTCATAATCACTGAGTCAAATGTGGACTGGAAACCAATGAGCTTCCCCACTAAGGACTTGATGCTCTTTGAGGAATTATCAGCAGACAAACTGGCAATCATTGACGCTTATGGACTCAATGCAAATCTGTTCAGCTCTGAGAGGGGTGCAACTTTTAACAATGTCAAAGAATCCATTAAAATGGTATACACTGACACAATCATCCCAGATGCTCAATCAATGTACAATTCAATGATGAAGCAATGGGGACTATCTGGAGAATATTATCTGAAAGCTGACTTCAGTCATCTGGCATCACTCCAAGAGGATGAGGAAGCGAAAGCAAATGTCCAAAAAACCAAAGCTGAAACGCTGGAGAAAATTCAAGGGATGGGAGTGAATTTGTCTGAAGAGGAAATCAGAATTTTGACAGACTTAAACAAAGAAGAGTATTAAAGTATGAAACACAATATCTACAATCTAAAATCTGGTTTTGAGGTCAAAGACATTGACACCAGAGAAAGAAAGGTCTCTGTCTATTTGAGCAAATTTGACGCTCTTGATTCAGACAATGACATCATCCGAAAAGGAGCTTTCACCAAATCAATTCAAGAGAGGGGAGTGGACAGCTCATCCACTCGGAAAATCGCTTTCCTCAGACATCATGACTGGGAGAAACAGATAGGGAAATTTCTTGAACTGAGAGAGGATGAATATGGTCTCTATGCTGTTGGACAGCTGGGGAGGAGTACAGATGGAGAGGATGCTTTGAGAGACTATGAAGATGGAATCATCAAGGAGCATTCAATAGGCTTCCAATACATAAAAGACAAGATGAGCTTTGTGGAAGATAAAGCTCTGGATTCTGGAGGCTTTCATGAGATTAAAGAGCTGAAGCTTTATGAGGGTTCAGCTGTGACATTTGGAGCAAATGAATTCTGTCATGTTGTGGAAGTAAAAGGAGAACAAAAAACAGAGCTTCTGGAGAAGCTTAAAAATGAATTGAATGTCCTCATTAAAGCTCTTTCCAGTGGGAAAGGAACTGATGAGAGGCTTCATAATATAGAAATGAAAGTCAAACATTTAACATCTCAATTGATTGTACTTGCTGGGAAAGAGTCGGACTCCATTGTCCACTCCATTCCAGATGAGCCACAGAAACCAGCTGAGGAATTTAAATGGGAGGCTGTCATGAGTGGAATTAAAACAAAAGCTAAATGATGAGCTATTGTGAGAGAAAACTCAAACAAATAGAAAACGAATAATTAACATTTTAAAAATTGGAAAACGTGGAAAACACAAATCTAACACCAGAGCAAGTGGTTGAAAAATTAGACAACTTGTTCACAGAAAAAATGGAGAATGTCCCAACACATGAGGACATAGCTTCATTAAAGTCTGAGCTTGATTCAGTGAAATCACTTGAGGCGAAATCTCAAGAGCTTGAGAAGACCATTGCAAAATTTGAGGGAAGACTTGAAGCAATGTCTGAGAAAGCTGTTCAGAAAAAAGAATCAGCTCCCAAATCAATTGGAGAGGCTATCACAAAAACCTATTCAGACAACTTGGACAAAATCAAGGAAGCTGTGGAGAAAGGTGGAAAAATCAATCTGGATGTAAAAACAACCACAATCGGAGCTGATTATACTGGAGACTATGCTCTCACAGATTTTGACACAGAAGTGGACAGAATTGTCAGAAAGAGAGAGGGGATTCTTGATGCTGTAAACAGAGGAACAACATCTTCAAAATTTGTCACATATGTGAGTCAAGGGAAAGACACTTCTGAAGCTCCAGCTTGGACAAGAGAGGGAGTGGCAAAAACAGAATCTGAACCAAACTGGGAAGAGATTTCTGAAGAGGTGAAAAAGATTGCTTCATATGTGAAAGTCAGTAAAGAAATGCTTGAGGACTTGTCATTCATCAGAGGAGAAATCAATCAAGATTTACTTGCTCAATTAAATGAGGGGATTGAAGATGCCATGTTGAATGGTGCTGGTGGTTCATCCATCACTGGTCTTCTTGGAGCTGGTCTTCCTCTCTTTCAAGCTGGTCCATTCGCTGGAGCTGTTGCAAGTGCAAACATCTCAGATGTATTGAGAGTGGCAAAAGGACAGATTGAATCAGCAAATTTTTCACCAACTCATGTCATATTGAATCCAACTGATGTAACAGCGTTACAATTGACAAAAGGGACTGATGGAACTTACACATATCCGATGTACATCCCAATGGATGGCTCAATGGTAGTGGCTGAGATGAGAGTTGTTTCATCAACATTCATTGCTCAAGACAAATATATTGTTGGAGACATGAGTAAAGTGAATGTCAAGTTCAGAAACAATCTTGCTCTTTCAGTAGGCTTGGACTCTGATGACTTCACAAAGAACATGATTACAATCTTAGCTGAAGCTCGTTTAGTTCAGTACATTAAGAACAATCAAAAGAGTGCTTTTGTAGTTGGAACATTATCAACTGACATCGCTACTTTAACACCAACACCATAATTTAAAAGGAGGTAACTAATGGAAGATAAAAAAGAAGAGAGAAAAGCCAAGAGACAAGCCAAGAAATCTGAAAGGAAAGAAAGGAAGTCAGAACGCAAAAAGAAAGAGATTGACATCTCTCTGGACACAGAGAAGATTGATGTGGACATCAAAAGAGATGCTGATGGAAACGTTGACATAATTGTGGACACTGAGAAAGTGGATGCTCACTACAAAAAACATGGAGACAAAGTCTCTCTGGATGTGGACATTCAAGATGACAAAGAATATCTTTTTGAGGGTAATGGAAAGAATCGGAAACTTCCAAAGGGAGCCTTTTGGAAAATTACTGGAGCAATCATCAAAACCTTTTTGAAAAGAGGCTGGGGAAAAATTAAAAAATAGAAAAAAATGCTTTTAACAACTGAGGACTTCATTGACAAATATGAGCTTTCTACTGGAATGTACGACACAGCAAAGCTTGAGTTTTACATTGGTAAATATCAAGAGAGATATTTGCTTCACATGATGGGAGCTAAACTCTTCACAGAGTTTGAAAATGACTTGTCAAATAATGTCCCACAGAGTCCAAATTTCTTGAAAATCTGGGAACCATTTAATGAGGATGTGTCCTCTGGCTCAATGCTGGGACATCACAATCTTTATGGATTCAGATTGAATGGAATTCTGGAATCTGATGGGATTCTTGAGATGTTGAAAGGTTTTATCTATTTTGAATATTCAAAGGACTTGATGAATCAACAGACTCCATATGGAAATGTCAAACAAAGAGCTGAGAATTCTGTTGTGGTGGATTCACCACACTCTCTGATTTTTGGGAGATACAATGAAGCTCTCAGAACTTACAGAGCCATCCAAGAAACCATTTACACAAACCAGAATCTCCCACTGGGACAGATAGTCACTTTTGACTTGACCTCAGCTGGGACTGGATATGTTGATGGGACTCATTTGGTATCTGGAGGGACTGGAGCTGGAGCTGAGGTGACAATTGTGACCACAGCTGGGGAAATTGGTTCTGTCACTATCTCACTGGCTGGGAGTGATTATTCTGTCAATGATGTTCTGACAATTGAGTCTGGCAATCTTGATGGCACAATCACTCTCACCAAAGTGGGAGGGGGTGATTTTAGCAAGTTTAATGGAGCAAGTAAATCAACAGCTTATTGGATATGATGAAAGAGATTTCAAATATAGTTCACACACTTGTCTCACAGATAGACAACACCACAGAGGGCATTTATGAAGCCACTGAGGAGAGAACCTATGTCTGTGACACTAAATGGATGAGAGTGGGGAAAATAGTCACTGACAGCTTAGACAACAAATTCAGAATTTCTGAGATTGTAGTTGATGAGTATATTGTGGGAAAACCTCTTGATGAATCCAGTCCAGCTCTTGATGGATTGATAACAATTCCAGAGCCTTTTTTTATATCTGGGACAAAGATTGCAACGAATAGAGAATGGACACTCTCAACAAATAAAATGTCCGAAAAGACTCCTCTTTCATGGCTCTTGGAAATGATAAGACTTTCCAAGAAAGGAAGAGAGTCAGCAATTGATTTTGAAACTGAGCTCAGACTCTTTTTTCTGGATGAGACTGATGTGAGAAATTACTATACATCAGACCACAGAGAGAATGTGGTTCAGCCTATGAGCAGACTGGCAAAAGCCTTTCTGGATAGTGTATCACAAAACAGAAGCTTTCAAACCATTGAAGAGTTTGAATTGATTACTTTCTCCAGATTTGGAGTGGAAGCTGATGAGGGAATGTTTGAAAACATACTGGATGCAAATCTGTCTGGAGTTGAGCTGAGAGTCAATCTCATAAAGTTCAAAGAAAATTGCAAATGTTAAGATGGTCACTTGATAACCAACAAATAAAAAATAAAAATTCTAAAAAATAAAAAAATGAGTTTAGGATGTAATTGTGACGCTGGACTGAGCAACACTGGGAGACCATCATGTATTCCAATTCAA